TTGCTTACCGATACCAAACTCAAAAACCTGAAGCCTCAGGAAAAACTCTACAAAGTATCTGACCGTGACGGTCTGTACGTCGCCGTGCTCACGTCAGGCTCAGTCTCGTTCCGGTACGATTATCGTATCAATGGCCGCCGGGAAACGCTGGTGATTGGTCAGTACGGGCGTGACGGTATCACCCTGGCGGAAGCGCGCGACGAACTGATATCCGCCAAAAAGCTACTCAAGGCAGGCCAGTCGCCAGCTGCGGCAAAGCGTGACGGTATTAAAAAGATCCGCGGCGCTGAGACATTCGCGGTACATACCGACAGTTACATGAAGTACATCATCCTGGCTGACAGTACGCGAGCCATGAAGCAAGCCGTTCTCGACCGAGACATACTTCCGGTATTGGCGAATAAGATGATGGCTGAGATAAACACTTCAACGGTTCGCGACCTGTGCGATCGAATCGTTGAGCGTGGCGGGAGGGCGACGGCTGTACAGGCCCGGGAGATAATCAGCAGCGTATACCGTCATGCAAATGACCGTGGGCACGGACTGTTCAACCCGGCTGCTGACATAAAGCCTTCATCGATCGCCATGTTCAAGCCACGTGAGCGTGCCCTGCAACCTGAAGAGATCGGTGTATTCTTCAGAGCGATGGATAAAGTCGGGGCGATGGCCACGATGAAACTGGCGTTGAAGTTGGTGCTGCTGACAATGGTTCGCAAAAACGAATTTATCAATGCGGTGTGGTCTGAGGTCGATTTTAAAAAATGGGCATGGACGATACCGGCAGACCGGATGAAAGGCAGCAGGCCCCACGTGATTTATCTCCCACGACAGGCGCAGGATTTAATGATCGGATTGCAGATGTGTGCTGGTGGAAGTGAATTCCTGCTGCCGGGCCGGTATTCAGTAAGCAAGCCGTTATCAAATGGCGCACTGAACAGGCTGATCAACGCTACTGTTGACGCTGCGCAGGAGTCCGGGCAAAACCTTGAACCGTTTTCCGTGCATGACCTGCGCCGCACAGCCAGCACGTTGCTGCATGAGGCCGGGTATCCGTCTGACTGGATTGAAAAGGCGCTGGCGCATGAGCAGAAGGGGGTTCGCGCGGTGTACAACAAAGCGGAATATTCGCGACAGCGCGCATATATGTTGCAGCAGTGGGCGGATATGGTTGATGCCTGGATTAATGGGGAGCACACCGATCTGGTGCCGTTCTCCCCGTCGAAGTTTGAGAAGTGGGTGGAAGGAAAGGATTAAGCCGCCTCCGCTTTTATTACGTTAACCGCGAATCCGGGAAGCAGCTGCACCGACGGGCCTTCGCACTGGTTTCCCCATACATCGAAACCGTGCGACGACTGGCGGGCGAACAGCTCGATGCGAGGTACATCTCCCAACAACTGCACCAGCTTTTCCCTGATAACGTCAGGCTTGCGTGAGTTCTCCAGGCGAGGCGCCGTGACGTGCTGGCAGATCGAGGCATCCATGCGCGCAGGCAGTTTCCCGCGCACCGCGAACAGGCAGTCTTCGCTATTGGCCCGAGTCATGTGGCCCATTCCGATCGCGCTGTTGCCTTTGTGCTTATTCGTCTTGTGCCAGGTGAATCCCTTCATGGTCATCAGTCTGAATCCCCATGCTTCGATAACCTTCAGCGCTTCGACTGGCTGAGTCGGAACCCACCACATTGCCAGAAGGCAGTTTTCAGCAGCCAGATCCCAAACAGGCAAACGGCAGATATCCTGCACGTTCATTACCGGATATTTAAACCCGGCGCCGCGGTCGCCGTCGGCGGCCTTGTCACGGTATGACCACGGCGGATCAGCGTAAATGAGAGTGTATTTACTCATAAACTACCCCGCCGCAGCCGGTTGCTATACCGGAATATTCACCACGGCGCAGGCCATTACCCCGAGCTATACACTGATTGCGCCGTACCGCGATACGAGCGCGCTCAACTTCACCTTTTGCCGCGTCCATGCATTCCAGCCACAGACGGGCGGCAATGCGGTATTGCCCGCGACCTTCACGCTCAACGGCACGGGTCTCAATCTCTAGCGCTGCCGCAGTCTCCGCCACGACCTTCTCGGATCTGCGTAGCGGAACATAGTTCTGGCGGTATCGCTCCGCTCTTGAAAGACCTTTCATCGTATCCAGCCCTCTGTTGCAATGAGCGCCAGCAGGAACAGCCAGGCGCCGATAGCGGCCAGGCAACTGTACCAGCCTGACCATTTACCGATATGCCGCGTCAGCGACATCACGCGGCGTTACTCACCGGTCGGTAAGACCGCATTTCGACCGGCGGCTTTTTTCCGGTGTACGCCGTTGTGCTTTTTGCCTGGCGTTGATCAAGCCAGCGCTCAACCTCTTCAGAGTTCCACGCGCAACGGCGGTCCGTAATCCAGAAACGCTGCGGGAATTCTCCGCTACGCTCCATGCGGTCAATCGTGCTCCAGGACAGTGGCACCACCGCCAGGAGTTCCTTTTTGCCAAATGCACCTTTCATATTTACCTCTCAAGTTGCAGTTGCGGCGCGACCGGCGCCGCGGTGGTTTTAAACTGGGATTTCGTTCAACTCATCACGACGGATGGTGTAAACGTCGGTGGCTTTTCCCAGTCGGTCATCATCATTGGCGAGTTTTTTGGCAACGTATTTGTATGCGTTATCCAGAGCGTCAACGGTGTTGTAGCCCATCGCTGCATCAGTGAATGCAGACAGGATTTCCTCTGGCTCGCGCTCATCTGATTTTTTTCCGCGTTCTTCCTGCTGCTGTTCAGGCTTCGCGTTAATCATCTTGTTCATTCCGGCACCGGTGCTTGCTGGTGGGGTAATGTCACGCTCAACTCGCGGCGATGTTTCCTGCAATTCATCAGGGGTGTATACGCCAAGCAGTACGTCCGGTGCGTGTAGTCGGGCCCAGCGTTTAACGCACAGGTAAGCCAGTTGCTGGCGCGGATCCTGCTCCCAAAGCGGAGAGTTGCGCACCCCAGCTTGTTGCATGCTGATGGTCAGCGTGCGAGGTTCTGCCTCGCCTTTCAGCGTTGCCCAAACCGTGACGGTAAGAACCGGTGACTTATCCGTCTTTCCGCTAACTTTCGACCAGTCGCCATCCCAGCGATAATTCAGTCGGGTCGCCAGAAGATTGGATGAAGACACCACTGCGTTAACCAGTTGCGCCTCGTAGCCCAGCGTGCCATTTACCACGTGAGTTTTTTGGGCAACGGCGAACGGGTTCATGCCCCACTGTGCAGCCTGCATTGTGACGGCCAGACAGTCGGAAGGTTTTCCGGCCAGGTGCGCAGGGACCGTGGCTTTGCTCTGCGCCATCAGTTCCGCGAAGCGCACCAGTTGATTCATGCCTTCAGGGCTGAAGATTGCTGCCGCGGTGCCGACGGTTGCGCCTGGCTGCTGGGTTACTGCGATATCGTTGCTCATACGTACATGTCCTGTTTGCGTGCCCACTCAGGGCGCTTAATCATTTCCACTCCGCCCCAGTCATCACTGACCCGGCACTGGTGATAGGTATTAAGATCCCGGCGGAACAGTGCGTGCCCCGCGTCTACATCGGCGGCATCCAGTTCGAACACGCGCACCGGGTATCGACCGCAGTCGATGGTTTCGCTCACCGCGATGAAGAAGAATCCGTGTGGGTGCCCGGTTACGCGCAGCGCACCTTCGCGGTACATAGCGTCCTGGACGTGATAACGGAATTCTTCGATGTGACGCGAGAAGCGATCCATGTCGGCAACCTTCTTCACATCAACAAGGGCGTTGTGATCGCGAAGCCATTTGTCCGGACGGAAACGGCATAACTCGCCTGTTTCCTCATCTTCCCAGTAAGCCGACGCTTCACACTGCCCCGGCGCTTCCAGCATCCAGCTCGCCGCCGGGTGTGCCATGGCGCTGTCGCGCATCAATTGAAGCTTCCGGCCTTGTTCGGCATCCATTACCGTCATGCCCATGCCTTCAACATCGCGGAGGAACGCAGCTTCATCCTCTTTACCGACGGTGGTGCGACGGTTGAATTGTGGCGCCACGATGAAACGCTTATCGAATTCTTCTGGCTCCAGCAGCAAGCAGTGCAGGGCGGTGCCCATATCCAGAGCCTTCAACTTTTCGGTATCAACCGGGGCCGACTTCTGCCACTTCAGCAGAGCCGGGCTCATTGCCACCATGTCCAGCTGGGACTTACTCACGCCGTCCCCGGCGTGGTAGTCCTCATTGGTGATGTCGTAGTAGATGCCCGGTTTCATGCCGCATTCCTTTTGCTGTCGATTTGGTCTGCCAGGTCAAGACGGGCAATAATTCCAGTCAGCTCGCGCTTAAATGTCGCCATGACCTCGTCGAATTCGCAGCTTTCACGCGCTGCTGCAAGAATTTCAGGACGAACGCCGGCGCGCAGCAGGGAGCGATCAAACGATGCATCCATGTCGCTATCGCTGATAGCGTCGATCAGCTCGACGTGACGTTCGTACAGCAGAGATGACGCCTGATAGTCGTCGCCGATCTGCGCAATGATGTTTTTCAGGGTGTTGAATTGTTGAATATGCATAGCCACCTCAATATTTGATGGAGGTATTGCCGACTTTGCCGCCAGCGATAGCTTTGAGAACTTCGGTCGCGAAGTTTTCCGGAATGCCGAAGGAAACAAGATCTGCGATTACCTGGCGGTTGATGGCTCGGCGATGTTCGACATCAGCAGCACGTTTCGCTTCTTCATCGGCAATGCGTTTTTGCTCAGCGATTCGAGCATCTTCGGCCTGCTTTGCTTTCAGACGCTCTGCTTCAACGGCGGCCTGTTTCTCTCTCTCGGCTTTTTCAGATGCAGCTTTTGCATCAGCTTCAGCCTTGGCGATTGCGTTAAGGCGGTCCTGTTCTGCACGTTCAGCAGCTTGCTTTGCCAGTAATTCGGCCTGTGCTTTAGCTGCGATAGCGTCATCTTCGCGTTTCTTTGCAGCAGCAAGATCAGCCGCCGCTTTCTCTTCAGCTTCGCGCTTAGCCTGCTCAGCAGCCTGTCGTTTCAGCTCTGCTTCATGAGCGATGCGCTGGCGTTCAGCTTCTGCGTTTTTCTCTACCAGTTCGCGGTCATACTGGTCATTAATCAGCAGGGCCAGTTCATGGTCGGCTTCAATTTTTTTAGCCAGTTCTTCAGCTTTGATACGCGCTTCTTCTTCGGCCTTGATGCGCTCCTGTTCAGCTTCCCATTCGGTGAGCGGGCGTCGAACTTCATCACGCAGGTTGTCGCACTCTGTAACGAAGCGGCGAAGTTCTGCTTCAACAACTTTCGGTTGCTCCTTCAGACGCTTCAGGTAATCGCGCCCTGGTTTCTCAATTGCCGTTTTGCTGCGAGAAACCTGCGCCGCCAGAGACGCAACTCGGGCTCTACCCTTTGCCGTTTCCAGATCAGGCACTTCATTCACGCCAGCGCGGATTTGCTGTATGAATGCATCAAGACCATTTTCAACGTACAGCGCCGGTGCTTGCTCCGGGTTAATCTCTAAAATTGCCAGTTCGCTCAATTTACTTTCCCCCAAATTCTGTTCGCGACATCGGTCGCTTCCTTTGTGATGAATGCCCACTGGATGCCCTCACGCAGGGTTAAGAACTTCCAGCTCATAAGTCCGCACACCGTGACGCAGTACCAACCGTTGATAATTTTCCACTGCATGATTCTCTCCATCAGTGTTACCGTTGAGGTAATAATTATCCGTATATGGTTTGAAGTCAATAGATATGAACGATAAAAATTACCTGGTGGGTAATTGTGATGGCAATAAAAAAGCCGCTCAATGGCGGCTTAGTGTTTGATCTTTATGGTTTTACTCTTGGTTTCTATCGGCCTGGGTGAGCACGAAATTTATGTAGCTTTCGATCTTGTCTTTCTCACTTACAGGTAACGATGCATACCTGCTGCGGTCGTAATTGATGGTGGCCGGGTCGTGAGGATGAATGAGCAGCTCGTATCCACGGCGGCCGAACGCAGAGGCCAGAGTCTCCAGGGTGGAGATAGATACGCTGGCTTCGTTCTTCAGCATGCGGTTGATCGTCGCCTGGGCAATACCGGACGCTTTATGCAGCTTTCCCTGGGAAGACAGGTCGCGGCTCTCTCGCATCCAGCGCTCAAGGTTTTGCGCAGCCAGCAGACCGATGTCAGATGGTTCGTAATCTTCCTGGACGATTGCCGAAGATGAAAGAGAGTGGTCGATGTCGAGCCAGTTCGTCGGTTTATTCGCAGCCTTCTCAATCTTTCGCGCTACTGAGTCGCCGACAATCTTCTGCCCGCGCGCCCAGCGGTTAACCAGATTAGCCTGAGTCTCCAGTCGTTCCGCCAGACGAGTCTGCACGCCGTTAAAGTCACGGTCGATGATATCGTTGATATTTTTTATGCGGATGTCCTGAATGCTTTTCATGCTCTGGTAAATCGCCTCAAATATGAATCAGTTATTGAGCTAATTAAAAGCGATATTACCCTACAGGTAAATGCACCCTCCTGGTAACAAACCTTGATTTTTATTACCTGATGGGTGAATATTTGTTATCTGAAATTAATATCAGGCAATAGCTATGAGTGACATCGAAAAGTTTGATTTCAAAAAGCACTGGCTTCAGCTCACACCAGATGAGCGGAAAGCCTTTGCTGACGAGGCCGGAACGACCAGTCATTACATCCAGACGCATTTAACCGGGAAGCGAAAAATGCCGGGTAAGGCATTGATGAACGGTCTTTTTAAGGCGTGCAAATCACGCGAATGGGTTAAAACAAAGCCGGAACTGGCAATCTTCTTCTACTCCTGAACCGCCCCGCAGATCCCCATCAGGCCGCCTTCTGGCGGTCTTTTCATATCTATTCGCACCTCAAAGGTAATTATTAACCGTATATGGTTGATCTTTTTTCGTGCGTGACTGAAAATCACCAAAGATAAATTACAAAGAGAGGTGCAAATGAAACGAACAACTCAGCGCGAGGCTCTCGAACTGGGGCTTGCCCGCTTCTACACCGGGAAGACATGCATCCATGGTCACGATAGTGAGCGATACACCCTGAGCGGCGAGTGCGTGCAGTGCAACAACGACCGGGCGCGGCGCCAGGCACAGTTGCGTTCCGAGAAGTTAAAGGCCGCCCGCAAGGCTCGGGAGGCAGCATGAAAGCAGCGGCGTACTACAACGAAATTGATCCATATGCGGCCCAATGGCTGCGGAACCTAATCGCCGGTGGTCATATCGCGCCGGGTGAAGTTGACGAACGGAGTATTGAAGATGTCACAGCTGATGACCTCAGAGGATTTACACAGCACCATTTCTTCGCCGGAATCGGCGTATGGTCTCACTCCCTCCGCCTCGCCGGATGGCCTGACGATAAACCAGTCTGGACAGGCTCTTGTCCATGCCAACCTTTCAGCGCGGCAGGCAAAGGAATTGGGTTTGCTGACGAGCGGCACCTTTGGCCAGCCTTCTTCCACCTCATCAGCGAGCTCAGACCTCAGCATGTCTTTGGCGAACAGGTTGCAGCTGGTAACGCAAATGAATGGTTCGACCTTGTACAAACAGACCTGGAAGGAATGGGTTACGCCTTCGGGCTTGTGCCGTTCACGTCAGCGAGCATCGGCGCGCCGCACATCCGGGAGCGGGCCTACTGGGTGGCCCACTCCAGTAGCAAACACGAACCCGCAGCCAGAAACGAAACGAGGTCTGCAACATGTCTCCGGAGCGGCACGTTTAACGGGATGGCAGACGCCGGTGGCGAACGATTCGACCGGTTCAACTCATTGTTACAGCGGGAAGAATCAGGACGGATCGCCGAAGGTGTGCCTGAAGCTTCCGGGTACAGCATTGCTGGCGGGATGGGTAACTCCGACGACTCGCGACTGGAAGGACACTTCCGGAATGACGGCACAGCGGGAAGGGAAGGAACGGCTGGATCAGTTGCCTCGTCAGGCTTACACAGCAGGCCCCTTGAGGTTAACGGTTTTTGGCGAGATGCGGACTGGCTCTTTTGTCGAGATGGGCAATGGCGTCCAGTTGAATCCGGCACATTCCCGCTGGTTGCAAGGTTTGCCAAAAGCCTGGGACACGGCAAGTCCTCATTACGAGCACTGGCAGGACGCAACAGGACAGGCAGACTTAAGGGCTACGGTAACGCTATAAACGCACAGGCCGCTGCTGCATTCATTCGCGCTTATGTGGGGGTAACCAATGGCTGGTGACTGGATAAAAATGCGTGCTGACCTGCACACGCATCCGAAGGTTGTCCGCATGTCGTCCGCATTGAAAGCGGACAGACTTCGGATTGTTGGCGGACTACATTCCGCATGGTGTCTTTTCGATGTCCATTCTGTTGATGGTTTTCTTGACGGCTACAGTCCGGAGACGCTCGACGATTTGATCGGCTTTCCTGGATTCGCCCGCGCAATGATGGCTGTTGGATGGCTTGAAGAAGACGAGCAAAGTCTTGTCATGCCTCGCTTCGAAGCCCATAACGGTCAGTCTGCCAAGCGTCGTGCACAGGATGCAGACCGTAAACGTGAAAAGCGAAATGTCGTCAAAGCGTCCGCATCAAAAGCGGACAAAATGCGGACCAGAGAAGAGAAGAGAAGAGAAGATATAAAAGATAAACCCCACATAGGGGGAGAGCAGAATTCACCTGTGGATAACTCTGCTGATGACAGCGAACCAGATCCGGATGCGAACAACGCGGTGCTGAATGGCTACGTTGCTCCAGGTGGAATGGGTGAGTTTGGAAAATTCCAGATGCACGACAACTGGAAGCCGGATCAACAGTTCATCCAGCGTGCTGCACTATGTGGAATAAACCTTAAGACGGATATCACGCCGTTCGAACTGGCAGACTTCATCACGTACTGGAAAGCGGAGGGCAAGGCATTCCACAACGACCAGTGGCAGCAGAAGTTGGCTCGAAGCGTGCAGCAGTCCAGGGCAAGGCCGGTAGCTCAGCAGCGAAGGGATATTAACGCCGTACCAGATCCGGATGACGCGATACCTCCAGGGTTCAGGGGATAGCAGAAGCAAGTACCCGCGCAGCAGCGCATTTTTTTACGCCTTAATAATTACCATTGCGGTAACAAATAATGCGCATGACTATTGAAATTAAACCGTAAGTGGTTTTTAATTACCTCAGAGGTAAAGCATGACAGCAATCTTAGGGATTGACCCGGGGTGCGGTGGGGCTCTCGTAGTTATCACCCCACGTGGCAGTTACATCGACCACCTGGCTATGCCGACCATCAAGGTCGGCACCAAGTCCAGAATCAGTGGTGCAGCAATGGCTGCTTGGATCAAGAAGTATTACGTCAGCCACGCGTATCTGGAACTGGTCGGCGCGATGCCTGGGCAGGGAACGGCGAGCATGTTCACGTTCGGGCATGCAGCTGGCGTAGCAGAGGGAATCCTACAAGGGCTAAACATCCCTTACACGCTGGTAACACCGCAGGCCTGGAAGAAGTCATCAGGGCTTATCGGAAGCGACAAGGACGCGGCGCGCAGCCGGGCAATTCAGCTTTACCCGGAACTCCGGGCGCTGGATGCCAAAGCGAAAGGGCAAGCCCTCGCCGATGCACTGCTTATCGCACGACACGGTGCTGGCGTTAATCGATGATCCTTTTTGTTATCAAATGAATCAATAACTTATACGGGTAAGTGGGGGTAAAGATGGAATGGACCAATGAGCAGTTGATTGAAACGGCGCGTGTGGTGGCCAAGTACGAAGGCGAGAAGGCAGCGCAGCTGTTGAACGAGCTGGCAACGCGGTTTGATTGCGCCCTGGCTGCGACACGGACCGCATGCGCACAGCGTGACGCGCTGGCGGCTGAGAATGCGGGGATGAAGTCAAAGCTGATGTTCTGGGATGCTGAAAGCCCTGAAGCTCCATACGACACCCCGGAAGAGATCGCTGAAGCTTGGGCACTCAATTACAACGAAGAAATCGAGGTTCAAGTTGCTGCTCGATTGCCTAACCGAGTTTATCGGGTGTGTGAAAGCTGGGACCAGCAATGCAAGCTTGAGCTGGTAGATGGTGTCGATGTGCAAACCCCAGCCACCGACGCTTTCCTGGCTGAAGTGCGGGCACAGGGTGTGGAGATGGTGACGTACAGGCTGAAACAGTTTATTGATGATGGTGATTTCGTTGGAGATGAAGTGCCACTAATTGCAGGTTGCATTGACGTTGCCGCTGACATGGCCGCCCAAATTCGACAGGGAGCAGCACTATGAGCACTGTAAACGAAAAAATCGTGATGATGGACAGCGACGAAGCTGCCAGCATCCAGACTTTAACCGGTTGGGTTGATCGCCAGGGCCGCTTCTGGGGTAACGATGAACATCAGGCTCGGTGGTGCGGCGCTACGCATCGCAAGTGCCAAAACAAACCTGATGAACACCAAATTTACAGCACTCATGGCTATTGCGAAGAGTGTCACCGAGAAAGCAGCCAGGCTAAGTTTGCGACATTTGAGCGAGCTGTTTGGGGTGGAGAACCGCTGGTTATATTTGATGATGGCCAATACTTTTTCGACGCTGAATCGCTGGCTGATTACTGCATGGAGCATTCCCTGCTGCCAAGTGAATTACAGCTGCTTATCTGCGAACCAAATTACCCGCCAGAGTTCGACATTGAACAACATTGCGAAGAGATAATCCCTGACGGTGGCGATTGCTACTCTCTCCCGCAATCTGTTCTCGATGCCGCCGACGCGCTGAATAAAGCGATCAAAGAAAGCCAGGCAGTGTCGTGGTCCGGGAGTGATCGGGTGGCGATTGTGTCCGACGATATTCTTGACGATGAGCAGAAGGCGGAAATTATAGCGGAGCGTGCAGCATGACGGATAAGCAGGCGTTACGCGGGCAAATTTTGCCACCACGCTACTACCTCGCCGAGTGTCAGGGATGCGGCGTGATTATGCCGAGCAACAAACTCGTTGAAGCCGTGAATTTCCCTGACGGCGATGCAGACATTCATTGCCCGCACTGCAATGCCGATGATTGCGACATCATGGATTTGGGCGCAGGTGAAGAGCCAGGTGCAATAGCGTGGAATTATCAGCAGAAGCGCATTGAATCGCTGCTGGATGCGCTGGAAGCATCACAGACGGAGCGTGAAGAATTCAGGAGCAGACTTAAGCTTGTGCGCGCAATACTTTCTGATGCAGATAAACGCATTGCTGAGCAGGCAGACATCATCGCTAAGCAGGAGAAGTGGATTAAGGACGTTGAGGCAACAATGATTGCTTCAACTGACCGCGCAGAGGCCGCAGAGAAGCGCATCGCTGAACTGGAGGCGAATGAAATTCGCGAAGAAGATAATCAATTCCTGATTGTTCGTTACCCAGGGAAAGCGCCAACGATTAAACACGCCACTGGTGACCTGAATACATTCTTGAAGCAACTCATGGCACATGACCCGCTAATTACCATCGACATCGTAACGTATCGCTATTACGGCGTTGGTGGTCAATGGGTTCAGGATGCTGACGAGTACCTTGCCGCCGCTGGCATAGCACTGGATACGGGAGAGTGAGTATGGCTGACAAATTAAAGATTCGAGCCGAAGACGTCGAGCCTGGCGATGTCGTTATCACTTTCCACGGCAAGCGTTACACGGTCAAATCATTCTGGATGGAGGATGACACCGTGACTCTGTTCGGAACAGATGGATCTGAAACTGAATACGACTACGACGACATGCTCGACGTTGAGAGGAGCTAACCCATGACCAAACTAACTAAAGATTTCATGCGGGACATTATCGCTGGCAAGGGGTTCGGAGTTGCCCCGGCTGCCGTGGAAGAAATGGCACGCACTGTGCTGACGGGCATGGAGCAGGAGCCAGTTGCTTACATAACATACAAGGGATATCTACTCCACGCAGGCGACCCGAAAGTTGCGGAGTACAGCGAGCCAACACCACTCTACGATGCTGCTAAACCACTAACTAGCGGGGAACGTCGCGAGCTTCAGGAATACCGGAAAACGGCAGGCGAGATTCGACGCTTCGAACTTGATATGAGCGATTGCGATTCCTGCGGGCAGGATTGCGGCGCAGATATGGTTGAAGATGTTGATGGCGAATATGTGCTTTTGGAAGAGGTTATACCCTACCTCTACCAGCACGCGGAATACGCCCCGCAGCCAGCCCCAGCAGTAGAGGCGGTGCCGGAAAAACTATCACGCGAGCTTTTTGAAAAGTGGTGCCCTGTCAATATCGAGAGAAATAAGTGGCATCCGGAATATTACGCGCACTACCCGGCAACGCAGCAATGGAATGCTTGGGAGGCCTGCCGCGCCGCAATGCAGCAACCTGTATGTAATCGTGATGAGTTGACGGGGTGGATTAAGTGCAGCGAGCGGATGCCTGAGGATTCTCAGTGGTGCGCGGTTAATACGGATTATGGCTATTACGTGCAGTGCTGGTCTGAGGGGCAAGGGTGGCTTGGTGATGAAGTCAGCATTCCAAACTACGACGTTACACACTGGATGCCACTGCCAGCAGCACCGCAGCAGGAGACAAAACAGTGATTACAGTTATCGCATTTCATTTCAGTGATAGCGTTTACGGGTGGATGCTTGGGCTAACCGCGATTCAAGATTTGGCTATATCAGCAGTAATTTTTAGCGCATGCAGGAGGTGAGGCGTGGATAAGTGCGATGGTGTTTTCGGTTGGCTGTTCGGACACTCATATCGACCGGCAATTACCAGAGGAGCTCCATCTGCCAATCTTGGTGCAATGGAGGGCAGCGGAGTCGTAATAACAAGAATTTTAAACAACTCCAGACCAGAGACGTTTCACGGTATCTACTGCAAACGCTGCGGGAAGGTAATCAATGGCTAACGTAAATCAGGAATCTCTGGCGGTCCGCATTGCAGAACTTGAATCCGGCCCGCGCTCGCTGAAAGAGGATTTCGCGCTGGAGGCGTACCGGATGCTCCTTCCGTTCGTGACTCTGGATCCGAACGAATTTGTAGAGGTGGGTGGGCCAGCCTTCTACGACGCGGTTCATTCACTCGGTGCAAAGATGTACCACCTGAACATGGATGATGTGGCGTTCGAGATTAATGGTGAAACCATTGCCCGTCGTAGCGGTCCGCGCAACAGGAATGAGACTGAGCGTTTTTACCTGAAGCGTAAATTTGTCGGGGTGACCAATGGCTAAATCCGCCGCAGAACGAAAAGCAGCGCAGCTGCGCCCGACAGGCTGAGGCTGGTAATCGCAAACTGGAACTGCAGCTCGATGCGCAGGAACTGGAAATGCTGGAGCGGAACTGCGCCGCCCGGCGCCCTGGTCGTGACCCTTACGATATGGCTGAATACATTTCGCTGCTTATCCGCCAGGACGACGCGCGGGCTCGCGGTCGTATCAAAGCTATCAGCGCTAACCAGTGTGGGAAGTGTGGTGACACTCTGCCGATTGATGCCTGCCCTTGCTCTGGTGATTCTCAGTGCTGGGTTACGCGCGGGTGGAATGAGGTCAAGCTGCATGTGTGACATGTCACACAAGGCAAAAAGCGATGATATACTCCCTTCGATACCGAGGGGATTTTTTTATGTCACAGATGCGCGATGTTATGCTAGTCGGCGGAAAGGCCGACGGGATGATGGTTAAAGCCGATTATATGGAATCGGAACTGATCGTAACGGCAGAGCAGTATGGCGCAGTTTGTGGGCCAGAATTGAATTATTTCGTAAGGGTCCTGGTTACCTCCGCCGGACTTTATTATTTTGGATTTATGGCAGACATTGAGCCGAGCAGGGAAAGATTAAAAACAATAGTTCTGACCAGGGGAATGCGCCCGGTCATCTGATAAAACCCTATGCCATCAAGTGAGGCCGCCGACTATGGCGGCTTTGTTTTGCATGGTAGTATTACCACAACGGTAATTAATTACTTTGGTGGTAACTATGGGCGCAGTGCCAAAACCCCACAAACGCAAATCAACGCAATATAAGCCTCTTACAGCGATGATGGAGGCTTACTGCCAGTCTTACATTAAGTCACCTGAAAACCAGACCCAGGCGGCGATTGACGCAGGATTTTCACCTAATACGGCAGCAGTCAAAGCCAGCAACATGATGCGCGACGAAAGGATCCAGAAACGGATTGCTGAATTGATGGCTGAGCGCAATAAGCGCCTGCGTGTCAGTGCCGACTATGTGCTCATGCGCCTGGTGGAAATAGACCAGATGGACGTGATCGACATTCTCGACGAGGAAGGTGGACTAAAGCCGGTTAGCCAGTGGCCTAAAGTCTGGCGAACGTCGATCAGTGCGGTGGATATCAACCGAATTCGCATGGCCATGAAAGGTGATGGCGAAGACGATATCGAGTCAACGCTGCAAAAAGTCAAATGGCCCGACAAGGTGAAGAACCTCGAGCTCATCGGCAAGCACGTCGATGTGATGGCATTCAAAGAGCGCCTGGACGTTAACGTTAATGTGACTATCGCTGACCGTATGGCTTCCGCCCGCCGCCGCGTTAAAGAACGTCAGGGTGGTGACCAGTGAATACCGCAGCACTCTCTCCGGAAGAACAGCTCATCGAGGACATCGCCAGTTTCACGCATGACCCGCTGGGCTACGCGCATTACGCTTTCCCCTGGGGTGAGGACGGCACAGAGCTGGCACACGCCGCCGGACCACGTAAGTGGCAGGAAGATGCATTCCGCGAGATAGGCGACCATCTCAGCAACCCGGCGACACGCCATCAGCCAATTATGATTGCCCGCGCATCCGGCCACGGCATCGGCAAATCGGCATTCATCTCGATGCTGATGAACTGGGGCATGTCCACCTGCGAAGACTGCAAGGTGGTGGTGACCGCCAACACCGACAACCAGCTGCGCACCAAGACCTGGCCTGAAATCATCAAATGGTCGAACCTGGCTATCACCAAAGACTGGTTCACCTGCACCGCCACCGCGATGTACAGCAACGATCCCGGTCACGACAAACGCTGGCGCGCTGACGCAATCCCATGGTCTGAACACAACACTGAAGCGTTCGCCGGGCTGCACAACGAGCGTAAACGCATCATCGTCGTATTCGATGAAGCATCGAATATTGCCGATCTGGTATGGGAAGTTGCTGAGGGTGCGCTGACGGATGAGGACACCGAAATCATCTGGGTGGCGTTCGGTAACCCGACGCGAAACACAGGGCGTTTCCGCGAATGTTTCCGCAAGTACAAGCACCGGTGGAAGTGCGCGCAGATTGACAGCCGAACCGTGGAAGGAACCAACAAGCAGCAGCTGCAAAAGTGGGTTGACGACTACGGCGAGGACAGCGACTTCGTGAAAGTCCGTGTGCGCGGGATATTCCCTGATGCGTCAGAACTGCAGTTCATCCCGACCGGGCTTACCGATGCGGCCATGAAGCGGATCATCACCAGGGAACAGGTTGCCCATGCACCGGTGATTATCGGCGTTGACCCGGCATACTCTGGCGTGGATGACGCGGTGATTTATCTCCGGCAGGGGCTGCACACCAAAGTGCTGTGGACTGGGGCCAAGACCACCGACGACCTGATTATGGCTAAGCGCGTTGCAGATTACGAAGACGAGTACGGGGCCGATGCCGTGTTTATCGACTTCGGCTATGGCACTGGGCTGAAGTCTATCGGCGATGGATGGGGGCGCTCATGGCAGCTCGTTCCGTTCGGCGGTGCATCGACTGACCCGCAGATGCTCAACAAGCGCGGCGAGATGTTCAACAGTTGTAAAACATGGCTGAAGATTGGTGGTGCAATCGACGATCAGGAAACTGCCGACGATCTGTCAGCGGCAGAGTACAAAGTCAGAGTTGACGGCAAGATAGTTATTGAGCCTAAGGAAGACATCAAAGACAGGCTTGGGCGTTCGCCTGGTAAAGGTGACGGTCTGCTGCTTACATTTGCGTTCCCGGTGACGAAAAGGTCGAAGGACCCGCGCCAGCAGCAAGGCAGGGCCATCACAGACTATGATCCCTATGCATAAAAAAATGCCCGGCGAACCGGGCGAATTGGTAGCAATGGGAGTGTGCCTTCCATGGCTGTACGGGCTTACAACAGAAAGTCATCGCAATGGCGTTCTGGTGTAAAAAGGGCGGTGGTCAGTAAGGGAAGACTGCCACCGCCAATTCCTACACAGCTATCGTTATCACAGGTACTACGGGTATCACGGTCCTGAGGCGTGATTGGGTTGTGGTGGCCGGTGCTGATCTCCGGCATCTTTTGGCCTCTTTGCGCAAGAGGGCGCATCAGCCTGCGCATTCACCACAACGGAAAGAGCACTGGTAATCTGTAGCGGGTGATTAGTCGCGTACACCAATATGATGTGCGGCCCATTTCAGCGCGGTCAATGCTCTTGCCTGTTGTGTGCCGGTTACGCTTCCGGCGAGGGCTTCCACCTCCGTAATGCTTTTCCACGCAACGCGTGCCTGATTGTGGCGGTGGTGCCTCCACCTGCCAGCCCGGCCTGAGCTGGCGACGTTACACTACCGAGAAAGTTTTCATTTCAATGATTGAATGAACTGGCCTCGTCACGTGCGCACAGCCGCAATTACCACAACGAAGAGAGCACTACTTACCACAGTGGGCCGCCCGGCGAGAGAGGCGTAGCTTCCGGTAATGCTCTCATCGTTGCATCCTCGTCTCTTCCGAGGTGTCACACCGTATCGCCGCGATGGTGAATCGCCCTAAGGCCGTTAGCGAGCCAGGCTTGCACATTCCGGTTATCTGAGTTGGTGGATGGTGAAGTCAAGGAGCCAACTCAGGCCGCTAACGCTGCATGTGCCATACAGCGGTTGTTCTTCACAACTGGAGGCGCACTCCACCATTTGCATTTGACGACTGACCGAAAAGGGAACGATCAGGAATGCGCCTTCATGTTGTGAGCCGAATGCTTGGATTATTCGGCTCATCGCGTGAGCTGAAAGTTACATAGAAACCTCCGCAATCCGCTTTAATATCTTCTATTGATTACCTTGAGGGTAATAATTGCACATATAAATGTCAATGCACTACGTAAAATAATCCGTATATGGTTAAATTGGTAATAATTTAATTGCATCCGGGGTCAACTTTATGTGCATGGGAAGCTCTCCATCAGTGCCAGCAGCGCCAGAAGTTCAGGCCGCACCGCAGGAACAGGACCAGGCTGTCGTCGATTCTCGCGATGAAGAGAACCGCCGTCGCCGTGCCGCTGCCGGTCAGAAGTCGACAATGCTCACCGGCGCTCAGGGTGATACGTCCACGGCCAACACCAGCGGTAAAACGCTGCTCGGCCAGTAACGGAGCATCTGGAGATGGCGGAAACCGCAAAAGAACAACTGCTGAAGCAGTTTGGTCAGTTGGAAAATGAGCGCACCTCGTTCGAACCGCACTGGCGCGAGCTGAGTGATTTCATTAAGCCGCGCGGCTCCCGCTTTCTCACCTCTGACGTTAACCGCGGCGACCGCCGTAATTCCAAAATTATTGACCCTACGGCAACGCTGGCAGACCGCACTCTATCCAGCGGCATGATGTCAGGCATCACCAGCCCGGCCCGTCCGTGGTTCAAACTGGCGACGCCGGATCCGGACATGATGGATTACGGCCCGGTTAAGCAGTGGTGTGAAACTGTTCAGCGTTACATGAACGAGATGTTCAACCGTTCAAATCTGTATCAGTCACTGCCGCAGCTGTATGCCTCGCTCGGCACTTTCAGCACCGGCGCAATGGCGGTGCTCGAAGACGACACCGATATCATCCGCACGATGATGTTCCCGATTGGTAGCTACTACCTGTCGAACTCAGCGCGCGGCAGCGTTGATACCTGCTTCCGAAAATTCTCCATGACCGTGCGTCAGCTGGTGATGGAGTTCGGCCTGGACAAAGTCAGCACGTCCGTGAAAAGCATGTGGGAAGTCGGCACCTACGAGAAGTGGGTTGACGTCATCCACTCTGTTTACCCGAACACGAATCGCGACACCGGAAAGCTGGACAGCAAGAACAAGCCGTATAAGTCCGTGTATTTCGAGATCGGCGGCGATAACGACAAGCTGTTGCGCGAATCCGGTTACGACGAGTTCCCGATTATGGCGCCACGCTGGGAAGTCAACGGCGAGGACGTTTACGGCTCATCCTGCCCGGGCATGATTGCACTGGGCCAGGTAAAAGCATTGCAGCTCGAGCAGAAGCGTAAGAGCCAGTTGATCGACAAGGCGACCAACCCGCCGATGATTGGCCCGTCTTCGCTGAAGAACCAGCGCGTTTCCCTTCTGCCCGGCGACATCACGTACATCGACACGATGGGAAGCCAGGACGGTTTCAAGCCTGCTTACCTCGTGCAACCAAATACCTCTGAACTGCTGACTGACATCCAGGACACCCGGCAGGTCATCAACAGCGCCTACTTCGTCGACCTCTTCATGATGCTGCAAAGCATCAACACCCGATCAATGCCCGTCGAAGCAGTAATGGAGATGAAAGAAGAGAAGCTCCTGATGCTGGGGCCGGTGCTGGAACGTCTGAACGACGAGTGCCTCAACCCATTAATTGACCGCGCGTTCTCCATCATGGCGCGTAAGAACATGCTGCCGCCACCTCCGGAAGTCATGCAGGGCATGCCGCTAAAAGTGGAATACATCTCTGTGATGGCGCAGGCGCAGAAATCTATCGGCATTTCAAGCCTGTCGCAGACCGTTGGTTTCATCGGTCAACTGGCACAGTTCAAACCGGAAGCGCTGGACAAACTCAACGCTGACGAAGCGATCGATGCTTTCTCTGAAATGTCCGGTGTATCGCCGAGCGTTATCACCTCGCAAGAAGAAGTTGATGCAATTCGTCAGCAGCGCGCCGAGAAGCAACAGCAGCAAGAGGCGGCTGCAATGGCTATGGCGGCAGCCCAGGGTGCCAAGACGCTCAGCGAAACGCAGACCAGCGACCCTAGTGCGCTCTCTGCCATCTCTAGCGCGACAACCGCCGCTGGTGCCGGAGCTCGTCAGTAATGGATGAAACCTACGAAGACGACCAGCAGCAGCGCTCAGCGCAGCAGGCCGAGCAGGAACTACGCCTGCAACGCGATATCGACGACATCCGGCACGTGATGGATTCAGAGCAGGGCCGCCGGGTGGTCTGGGATGTGCTGACACAGGGGAAAGTATTCGGCGCCATTCTGCCAGTCGATGCACTGGCAATGGCATTTCAGGAAGGGCAGCGCAACGTCTCGCTGGCGCTGTTTCAGCGCGTGATGGCTAACTGCCCGGAACAGTATCTGAAGATGGCCGCTGAGGCCAGTGAGGACAAAGTATGAGCCAGATTCAAAAGCAGCGCGTCGTTCGCCTTGATGGTGCAAGCCAGATAGTTGAAGTGCCAGACACTCCGCCAGCGGTTATTGGTGCGCCAACAACCACTGAGTACGGCGGCGTGAAGCTCGGAGCGACCATTGCAGCCGCTGCGGCCGCCACTGCCACCGCTGATACAGCATCGTCTGCGACCGATGTCGCTGGTCTGCTGACTGACCATAACGACCTGGTCATCAAATACAACGCTTTGCTGGCTGATGCAGCAGCGCTTCGCACCACGCTGAACGCTGTGCTGGCTCAGTTGAAAGCCAAAACGATCCCGGTTTAAAGGAGAGGGTTCATGAATTTGTTTGAACGTTTGATGTATCGCCGTCTCTGCAACGAACAGCCTGCCGACGGTGGCTCATCTCCAGCTGCATCTTCTGAGCCTGCTGGTGGCGCTCCCGCTCCTGCTGGAGAAGGTGCATCTGCCACTGGCGAACAGCCTCAGCCTGGTGCTGAAGGTGAGAAACCGCAGGACGGAAAACCAGCCGATGGCGAGAAGCTGAAAGATGGTGAGCCTGAAGGCAAAGAAGGCAAAGGCGACAAGGAAGAGAAGCCGGAAGGCGCTCCGGAGAAGTATGAATTCTCTGCTGCCGAAGGCGCTGATCTCGATACTGAAGCGCTGAAGGACTTCGAGCCGGTAGCCCGTGAGCTGAACCTGACCAACGAGCAGGCGCAGAAGCTGGTCGACGCATACCCGAAAATTCTGGCTGGCGTACAACAGCGCCAGACCGAAGCCTGGCAGGCGACAACCGAGCAGTGGGCCGCTGACGTGAAAGCCGACAAAGAAATCGGTGGCGACAAACTCACGGCGAACCTGAGCGTGGCGCAGCGTGCACTGGACCAGTTCGGTACTCCTGCGCTGAAAGAATACCTGAACACTACCGGCCTGGGTAATCACCCGGACCTGGTTAAGACGTTCGTGAAAATCGGCAAGGCCCTGTCTGAAGACGGCATGGTCACTGGTAAAAATGAAGGCCAGCTTAGTGCGGCCAAAGTGCTCTATGGCTAATAAGAGAGGATACAACCATGGCTGTTAAAGGCTCAACTGCGCTGACGCTGGCTGACTGGGGTAAGCGCATCGATCCAAACGGGAAGGTCGATAAAATTATCGAATTGCTTTCCCAATCAAACCCGATCCTTCAGGACATGCTGATTGTTGAAGGTAACCTGCCTACCGGGCACCGCACAACCGTGCGCTCTGGGCTGCCTGCGGCAACCTGGCGCCTGCTTAACTACGGCGTGCAACCAAGCAAGTCAACCACTGTGCAGATTACTGACGGTGTTGGCATGCTGGAAACCTACGCAGAAGTGGACAAGTCACTTGCTGATCTGAACGGCAATACATCTGAATTCCGTCTTTCTGAAGATCGCGCGTTCCTCGAGGCGATGAACCAGCAGATGGCGCAGACACTGTTTTACGGTGATACCAGCGTCAACCCGCAGCAGTTCATGGGCCTGTCATCTCGTTACTCCCTTAAATCTGCCGGTAATGGTCAGAACATTATCGATGCAGGGGGGACTGGCACCGATAACACCTCAATCTGGCTGGTGGTATGGGGTGAAAACACCGTGCACGGCATCTTCCCTAAAGGCCAGCAAGCAGGCTTGCAGATGGAAGATAAGGGACAGCAGACCCTGGAAGATGCTAACGGCGGCAAGTATGAAGGCTACCGCACCCATTACAAATGGGATAACGGCCTGGTGCTTCGTGACTGGCGTTACGCAGTGCGTATCGCAAACATCGATGTAAGCGATCTCGCAGACCCGGCAGCCGCTGCCAACATTTCCAAGCTGATGGTGAAAGCGCTGCACCGCATCACGAACCGTGGCATGGGCAAGCCAGTGTTCTACATGAACCGCACCGTTGGCCAGGCGCTTGACACTCAGGCGACTGAAAAATCCTCTCTCGCCCTCAGCGTGAAAGAAACCGAAGGCGAGTGGTGGACCGCGTTCCGTGGTGTTCCTATCCGTGAAACTGATGCGTTGCTGGAAACAGAAGCGCGCGTTGTTTAACGCCTGTCATTAACTGATGGGCCGTAACTGGCCCATGAATGGAGAAAGAAAATGATCCTCGACAAACTGTTGATGTTCTCCGAGAAGCAGGCGGTAACGGCTACTGCTGCTTCCACGGATGTGATTGACCTCGGTCCGATTGACGGCACTCGCCGTGATATCGGTGTTGGTTATCCTCTGGAGTTTTGGGCTACCGTTGACACCACTGCAACCGCAGCTGGCGCTGCAACCTTGAACGTTCAGTTGCAGACCAGCCCTGATAACTCAACCTGGACAACCATCTATGACAGCGGCGCGCTGGCACTGGCGGCATTGACCGCAGGCAAGCGTCTGTTCTCTGCGAAGGTGCCAGCCGGTGTGCAGAAATATCTTCGCGTGAACTACACCGTGGCGACCGGGCCGCTTACCGCTGGTGCGTTCACTTCAGGTATCAACCTGGATGTGGATAACAGCACGTACTACGCCATCCGATCCAAAGTGACCGGCTAAGGGGATATCGATGTCAGGCGAAAAACCGAAGTACCGCGTCCTGCGCTTATCCCATATTCACAACAACCTCTGGCCGGAAGGTTCTGAGATTGAGTATGACGGTGAGCCAGGCACTGCGCTGGAACCGCTGAATGATGCGGCGAAAGCGGCAAAGGCGAAGGCCAAACACAAAGGTGATGTGGCCCCAGTCGTTGTCGATAAAGAACCGCTGAATGATGACGGCGAAGGCGACGAAGACCTGGACAAGCTCCGCGAAGATTATGAAGTCCTCTTCAACGAGAAGCCTCATCACAATACCAGCGCCAAGACTCTCCGCGAGAAAATCGCAGAGAAGCGTACTGCTCTGGGCGCGTAAGCCTCGCTAATCAAACATAGGGGCTTCGGCCCCTTTCTTGCAGGAGAGTGGTATGGAACTGGTAAATCTGAAAACCGGCACTGATAGCTTTCAGGATGAGAAGGGCGAGACGCATGTTCGCGATGATTATCCGTGGGGCCTTTGCATCAGTCTGGATAACGAAACGCTGAATAAGCTCGGCGTAACAACTCCGCCAGTTGGCGGTGTCGTAACTATCACAGCTAACGCCATCGTCAAATCGACATCTGAGCGTCAGGATGATGACGGTACTTATCGCCGCGCAGAACTGCAGATCACCGATATGGCTTTGGCACCAGCCTCTGGTGAAGCACCAAAGACCGCCGCACAAACTCTCTATGGTGAAGGTGGTGAGTAATGGCCTCCGTTATCGAGATTTGCAACCGCGCGCTGAGTAATATCGGGAATAACCGCAGCATCAACAGTCTGACTGAAGCAAGCAAGGAAGCCGGGCAGTGCTCGCTGTATTTCGACTCATGCCGCGATGCGGTGCTGGCCGACGCAGAATGGAAATTCGCGACCAAGCGCCTTGCCCTGGCTGACACAAACAATCCTCCGCAGGACTGGGCGTACGCCTATCAATATCCAACCGACTGCCTTCGCATTATCGAAATCCCTGTGCCAGGCATCCGCACGCCGACGGCGGCAATGCGTATTCAGTATGACACCGGGGCCGATACTGACGGCACAGGCCGCCTGATTTATACCGACCAGCCGGAAGCGTGGTTGAAATACGTCTCGCGAATCACCGACGTGAACATGTTCGATGCCATTTTTCAGGAGGCACTCTCCTGGAGACTGGCGGCCGCCATCAACATGGTACTGACCGGCAGCGCTGATCTTGGCAATAACGCGTTGACCATGTACCACCAGACCATTCTCAGTGCCGGCTCTCACAACATGAACGAATCGCAGGAGCCACAGATGCCAATGGACGAGTTCACTGCAGCGAGGTTGTCATAATGTCTGTTAGCTGGATCCAGCCGAGTTTTGCAGGTGGTGAGATCGGTCCGTCGCTTTATGGCCGCATCGACATGGCAAAGTATCAGGTGGCGCTACGCAAGTGTGACAACTTCATCGTGCGGCAGTATGGCGGCGTTGAGAACCGTCCGGGGACGCAGTTTGTCGGCGCAGCAAAATATCCAACCAGGAAGTGCCGTCTCATTCCGTTCCAGTTTTCGACTGTGCAGACTTATGCGCTGGAGTTTGGCCACAACTACATGCGCGTCATCAAAGACGGCGCGCTCGTTCTGAACAGCAGCAACGTCATCTACGAGCTGGCGATGCCATACACGGAAGCGGATCTCTTCGCTATCAAGTTTACCCAGAGCGCCGACGTTCTGACACTGGTTCACCCAGCCTATCCGCCGAAAGAGTTGCGGCGATATGCGCACGATGACTGGGAAATCGTGGATGTCGTTACTACCAACGGGCCATTCGAAGACATCAACGTCGATGAAGATGTGACCGTTTATTCCAGCGGCACCACCGGCACTGTAACGCTGACATCCAATTCAGCGATTTTCGGCAGCGAACAGGTCGGAAAACTTTTCTATCTTGAGCAGCCCGCCATCGATTCTGTGCCTGTGTGGGAAACCAGTAAAACCACAGCAATCGACGATATCCGACGCGCAGACAGCAATTACTACCGCGCAAACACCGCCGGGAAGACCGGTACTCTTCGCCCTTCTCACACAGAAGGAATGTCGTGGGATGGCTGGGGCGGCACCGGCGATGACGATACGGGGATCCAGTGGGAATATCTGCACAGTGGATTCGGAATTGTGCGGATCACTGCGGTGGCTGGTGACCATAAATCGGCAACGGGAACCGTTGTTTCGCGAATTCCTGAGAACGTTGTCGGCAGCACCAAGCCAAGTTACAAGTGGGCGCCTTATGCCTGGAACAGTGTGAACGGCTATCCAGGAACCGTTGTTTATTATCAGCAGCGCCTGTACTTCGCCGCCTCAACTGCATTCCCGCAAACCATCTGGGCCAGTCGAACCGGTGACTATAAAGATTTCGGGAAGAACAACCCGACGCAGGATGATGACAGAATCATCTATACCTACGCCGGGCGGCAGGTTAACCAAATCCGGCACCTGATAGATGTGGGGTCGCTGGTGGTGCTTACGTCCGGCGGCGAATACGTCGTGTCCGGCGATCAGAACAAAGTGCTCACGCCGAGCGCATTCTCATTCAGTTCCCAGGGGTCCAACGGATGCAGCGATGTTCCGCCAATCGCCGTAGCGAACATTGCGCTGTTCATTCAGGAAAAGGGCAGTGTCGTGCGCGACCTGGCCTATTCGTTCGATGTCGATGGTTATCAGGGCTCAGATCTGACGATTCTCGCCAACCATCTTTTCCAGAAGCACAGCCTGGTCGACTGGTCATTCTGCATCGTGCCTTATTCCAGCGCGTTCTGCGTGCGCGACGACGGAAAATTGTTAGTGCTGACCTATCTGCGAGACCAGCAGGTTTTCGCATGGGCGCCGCAATCCAGCACCGGTCTGTATGAAAGCACTTGCTGTATCAGTGAAGGTGATGAAGACGCCGTGTACTTCAGCGTTAAACGCGTTATTAACGGGCAAACGGTCCGTTACATTGAGCGTCTGGCGAGTCGTCAGTTTATCAATGACCTTGATGCGTTCTTTGTCGACAGCGGCCTGAGCTACGACGGCCGGAATACTGGCACCAGAACTGCGACCATCAGCGGCGGCAGTGGCAACTGGAGTTACCAGGTGCCTTACACGCTGACCATGAGTGACAGCAGTTATTTCACGGTTAACGATGTGGGGGCGCAAATTCAATTCCCTTACATCGGAACTGATCCAGAGTCCGGCGCTGACGTAGATATGGAGCTGCGTTGTGACATTGTGGAGTATACGAGTGGCAACGTGGTTACAGTCATGGCTAACCGCGATATACCACCAGTTCTTCGCAACGTGGCGACCGCTAACTGGCGCATGGCACGCATGACGTTTGCCGGGCTTAATCATCTCGAAGGCCAGACGGTGAACATCCTCTCCGATGCCAGCGTTGAACCTCAGAAGGTAGTGACCGGCGGCAAAGTTACGCTGGAATCGCCCGGTGGCGTGGTGCATATCGGTCTGCCAATTAACGCGCAGTTCGAGACGCTGGACATCAATATCAACGGTCAGGAAACGCTGCTGGATAAAAAGCAGATTATCCCGACTGTCACGCTGATCGTAAACGCAAGTCGAGGAATCTGGGCCGCAACGCCTGATGGCGAGTGGTACGAATACCCGCAGCGCGAATTCGAGTTCTACGACGATCCTGTCGATGACGCCACCGGTAAAGTGGAAATCAAACTGGACAGCATCTGGGGTAAAAACGGACGCGTGAAAATTCGGCAAACCGACCCGCTGCCACTATCCGTACTGGCGGTTCTCCCGCGCATCACCGTGGGAGGTTTCTGATGATTGACGTTCAGTTATTACCGGCTACTGAAGAACACCTGCAGTTGATTCTTCCAAACGTGCGGCAGGCTGACATTGACGAACTTTACGCTGTATCTCAGATGACCACTGAGCAGGCAATCCGTGTCGGTTTGCGCACTGCAACAATGGCCTGGTCCGGCTTTGCTAATGGCGAACTGGTGACGATGTTCGGTGTGTCGCCTGCATCGATGATCGGCGGCAATGGCATCCCCTGGCTGGTCAGTACGCACCTGGTTGAGAAATATCAGAAGACGTTCCTACGGGGAAGTCGTCATGCGCTTCAGTCCATGCTGTCTGTTTATCCTCACCTCGAAAACTACGTCGATGAGCGCAACCACGTAGCCAAAACGTGGCTGCACTGGCTCGGTTTCAAGCTGGAAGACCCGGCGCCGTACGGCGCACTTGGCCTTAACTTCCACCGTTTCCACATGGAGAGAAAATAATGTGTAGCCCAGCGATCGCTCTGGTAGCGGTGACTTTAGCGTCAACAGCTGCCAGTGCTTACAGTCAGCACCAGTCCTCAAAATATCAGTCAGCAGTTGCTGAGCAAAATGCCGATGTTGCGGAAGCTCAGGCACAGGATTCCATCAACCGCGGAAATGCCGAAGCCGATCAGCGCCGTCGTGAAATGCGCCAGCGGCAGGGCACCCAGGCGGCCACACTCGGCGCTACCGGCGCAGATTTATCATCAGGCTCAGCTCTTGACGTATTCGGCGACACGGCACAGTTCGGCACACTGGACGCACTTACCACTGTCAACAATGCGCAGCGTGAGGCCTACGGCTATCAGGTGCAGAGTTCGAATTATCAGTCCCAGGCCAATGCCGCAGACGCCGCCGGGAAAAGTGCCATGACTCAGACACTATTGACCGCGCCACTGAAAGCATATGGCGCATATGGTGCAGGCGGCGGTACGTGGAGCCCATTCACGCAGAGCAGCGCGGCACCAATCAGCGCCGCTGTCGGCACGCCAACCGGACGATAAGGAGGATCAGACATGCCAACTGTACCGACAGTTACCGGAAGAACGGTTCAAAGCCGAGGGGTCAGCGCCCCGGCGTTTCAGGCATTTGATACCCCCGGCACAGGTGAGGTTCTGGGGAATGTGGCAGATCAGTATGCAGGCGCATTTGCCCAGGCCAAACAGCGCGCAGACGTGGCGATGTCACAAGATGCTTCGCTGCAACTGAGCCAGACCGCCAGTGAGTTGATGACAAACCCGGATACCGGGCTGCTGAATCTCCAGGGTAAAAATGCGCTTGGCAAGGGCCAGGAGTATACCCAACAGTTCGACATGAAGGCGCAGGAACTGGCGCTGACATTGCCGGAGTCCGCCCGAAATGGATTCCTGCAGCAGGCGCAGCAGCAACGTATTCAGTTTAGTGCGCAAGCTGGTCGGCATGAAGTAGGGCAGCTCAATGCCTACGAAGAAGGACAGTTCCAGGCCACGCTAGCCAATAATGGGAAAATGGCCGCATCCATGTACGGCGACAACGCTGCCTACGTTTCTGCAAACAAACAGACGTTCCAGCAGATCGATGAATACGGCGCGGCGCACGGCTGGAGTGATGAACAGATTTCGGCAAAGAAAGTTGAATTCAAAGAGAAGGTGGCAGACAGCGCTCTATCTCACTGGTCAGCAAATAATTCCGTGGCATTTATCGAGAGCAACGGCGAGTTGAGCGATACGGTTGCCGGTTCACGCCGGGCTGTTGCTGATACGCCAGATGCGGCAGGATCATCCGATCCACGCGGCATTCGCAATAACAATCCGGGGAACCTCGAGGCCAGCGATAAAAACCCATGGGTAGGGCAAGCCGGAAGTGACGGGCGATTTGCCAAGTTTGAAACGCCTGAGCATGGCATTCGTGCACTGGGCCGCAACCTGCTTTCGTACCAGCGTCAGGGTATTGATACCGTTAACGACATCATTAACCGCTGGGCGCCGCCAGACGACAACAACGATACTGCCGCATACATCAGCGCTGTCTGCAAGCAACTCGGTGTACAGCCAGATCAGCAGATCGACGCATCAAACCCTGACACGCTGAGCGCGCTGTGCTCGGCAATCATCACGCATGAGAACGGCAATCAGCCGTACACCAAAGACCAGATAGGTAGCGGTGTCAGCGCGGCGTTGGGTTTGTCAGCTCTGCCAACCGCAGGAAAGCGCTACACCGGCAATGCTGCGTTCGATGCTGCATCACCGGAAGCACAGGCGACATTCATGCGGCAGGCTGATCAGGTCCGCAAACAGCAGCAGGCGCAATACCGTACCGGAGTCGATGACCAGGTGCGAGATGCTACTGCTGCCTATATGCGCGGCGTCGATTTCCCTAACCCACCTGACCATGCCGCTTTCATGTCGGCGTACGGGGTGCGTGAAGGCAACCAACGCTATACAGAATTCAAGAATACTCAGGTCGCCGGGCAGTACATCGGCTCATTCCGCAACATGCCAACCAGCAGCATTACGGCGTACGTGAATCAGCTGCGGCCGGACACCGGGGAGACAGGCGAGGGTTACGCGTCACGCGCACAGCTATTCGATCAGGTTACGGCTGCAGCCACAAAAGTTATCACTGAGCGCCAGAACAACCCGTTTAACGCTGCGGTAGATATTGGCGCCTATCATCCGATCAGCACCAACAACCCGCAGGACATCACAAAAGAGGTCGCCAGCCGTTTCTCAGCGCAGGACAACCTTACTCAGTTGGGTATTAAGGCTCCTATACTTTCCAGCGAAGAGGCTGCGACATTAACGCAGCAGGTTCGCGGAACTCAGAACGTCGATCAGACCATCAGCCTGTTGCAGAGCATGGGGCAGTCATTGCCACCGGCGGCGATGCGGCAGGTGGCCGGGGCCATTGCACCGAGCAGTGCGGCTACGGCTTATTCTGCGTTGCTGCTTGGTACTCCAGATAACCAGTATGACAACCGCAGCTCAACAATTTCGTACGATCAGTTCATTGGCTATAAGCCGACGATGAACAAATACGATGTATCGAAAACTATCCTCGCTGGTGATCAACTGCTTAACCCAACGAAGGCAATGAAGGACCAGGGTATTCAGCCTGTCCAGTTGCCGAGTGACGACAAACTCAAGCGTGCATTTGATGATGCGGTCGGCAATTCTTTTTCTTACAACGCACAGGCCCGTCAGATGAGCTATGGCTTGTTTAAAGCGGCGTACGCTGGAATTGCTTACCAGTCCGGTGACAGTTCGCTGGCGCGCACTGACGCTGCTAATTCTGATGTTGTTGAGAAGGCGGCACAGATGGCAACCGGTGGCGTGTACAAAGGGTTTAACGGTGGTGATGTGGTGATGCCGTTCGGAATGGATAAGAGCACATTCAAGGACCGCTACACGACTTCGGCACAGCAGGCGCTGAAAGATGCAGGTCTGAATGAAAACGCAGCTTCTAACTTCACGCCAGTGAATATCGGGAACAGTCAGTACCGGATGGTCAGCGGCAGCGGACGCTGGGCGACGGACCCGAAAACTGGGCAGGCTATTGTCGTGAGGGTTCAATAATGGCAGATGTATTTTCTCTGGCGCCAGAAGGCCAGGCATGGACAGACGACAAGACGGCAGCCAATCCCGCAAAGCCGGAAGATTATGATCCGACATTTTTCCAGGGCTCGGTTTCTGCATTTCCCCGCGGCGTGGCAGAAGGTGCTACCGGTCTTGCACAGTCTGCCGTAGGCTTCAGTAAGAGACTGATAAGCGATCCGTCCTTCGCGGATACTGTCGCGCCGACTGTGAACATTTTCCGTGTCATGTTCCCGGACGCGGATAAGCAGTTGAATGAGAGTTATGACACCCTGAGCGATACCCTGAAGAGCGCCCGCGCTTACGTCAAGCCTGATGCATCCAGTCAGGGAACCGCAGCGGAAGTGCTAAATGGTCTGGGACAGTTTGTTCCTGCGATTGGTGCAACTATCGCTGGTGGTCCTGTTCTCGGCGCTTCAACGGCATTTGGATCAACATACGAGCAGTCATATCAGGACTTTCGCGCAAAAGGTGTCGATGAGTCGACAGCGCGCAACCTGGCAGCGCAACAGAGTACATTCAATGCCGCCGGGATGGCGCTACCCGCCGCGCTTGGTGAGACGCTGCTGACCCGCATAGCCTCAGGCGTGGGAATTAACACCACGTTCGGTGGAATAAACCGGTTCTCTGTTGGCGATACGTTGGAAGACAAAGGGTATTCAGACCTGGCGAAACAGTACCGGGTGTGGGATGGACAGGCCGTAATGATTGATGCGGTGCTGGGCGGCGCGTTCGGCGGCGCTCATCACTTGTCCGCGCGCAATGCTTCCGCTGCTGAATCATCTGCACCTACCGATTCCCCTTCCTCTCCCGCCGACGCTCCGGCGGCTGTTGATCCCGAAGCACCAGTTACCGCGGCCGAGGTCCAGAGTATTCCTGATGGTGATAATTCCGCTGCGCCAGCGGCGGCTGAATCCTCACCACTCGAACAACCGCCAGCCACGTACGATTCACGCATGGCAGAACTGCAGGATAGCGCAGCTCAGTTAATGCCGCGTGGCGATCGCAAGGTATGGGAATCCGACATCGCCAACGGAGAGAGGACAGTTGCGAGGCTGGAAGCTGAAGATAAATCCATCCGTGACGCTCAACCTACCGGAACGGCAGGGGCAAACCGTCGATACTATGAAGCTAACCGCGACAAACTAAACGACATCAGTAATCAGTTGTCTGTTGCCCGAGAACGTTTGCAGAATGCGCGTGACACGCTGGCCCCGCACCAGCCAGGTGGGCAGTATTACGAGGCGCGAGCAGATCTCTCTCGCATCGAGCAAGGCATCGTGCCTGAGAGTATGCGCGGCCTGGTTTCAGAGGCGGCAATCAAGCCAAGCGATGTCGATGCGGCGCACACGCTGAACGAAGGACTTTATTACGATGTCGAGTCTGCGCCGGTTCTGCACGGTACAAACGAGAGCATCAACAGCCATGTGGCGGCGATGGACGAGGCGGCCCGTCAACTTTCAGATGGTCAGCCGGTTAACGTCACCATGCAGGCGCGCGGGCTTGATGGCCCAGTTCGGCCTGGTCTGCTTGAATCGGCCAACGACCAATACCATGCAATGGAGCAAGTTTTCCAGGAAAATGGGGTTCGTTACGAAACGCCGCAGGATGCTTTCAGAGAGGCGCAGGCACCGCGAGACGGTAGCGCATTCTCCCGCGTTGATGAAGATGCCGGTCAGGTGAGCGTAGATCCGGACAGCGGCCAGTCCATTTCGTCAAACAACTACGACCTGATGGCTGCACGCGATATGTCAATCAGTAATCCTGATCTGATGGTCACGCATCCTGACACCGGGAAGCAGGCGAAACTGTCAGAAGTACTGGCTGATTTTGACGAGCAAATCCAGACCACGAAGAACGAATCAAAAGTTTACTCCGTTGCGGCGGCGTGCTTCCTGAGGAATCCATAATGAAACAGGCATGTGTTGAAGCGATTGCGCAGACGCTGGGCCGCCAGCCAAAAGCCGATGAGTTGAAGAACATCGAGGACCGGATTAAAGATGCTGTTCGGCAGGTTCATCGCACTAATGCGCGGGATGGTAAAACAGGCATCCCCGATGCACAGACGTACATGGATGCAGCAGAACTTGTACGCCAGCGCGTTGTTCACGACGTCTACAAAAAGCGTCAGCGTCTGGCGCAGAATGCTATCGCCATCGCAAAGGTATCCGATACCCTGGATTCCGCTATTCCTCCTGAGAATCAGACACCGGCGAATCTTCAACAGCTAATATTCTCTGGCCGCCGCACGACTGACGGAACGGATATCCCGGTTGTCTCTGCCGAAGAGCTCGCGACCGGTGCTTACCAGGATTGGTCACGGCAGCTCAGCGCAGAACTGCTGAAGGCCGGGCCAGAGGTGCAGAAGTTCTTCGAACAAAGCAAAGCAATGGGTGAACAGCGTTTCCGCAGCCTCTTCGACCAGCGCGCAGCAAAATCAGGTCAGTTGCAGATCCTGAAAGAGATTTACGGGGAAGACACCGGAAATCCGCAGGCGAAGAAAATAGCGAAAGTCTGGGGTGACGTTACCAGCCGAGCCCGGCAGGAAATGAACGACGCCGGGTTTGATATCGGCCAGCGAGATAACTGGAACCTTCCATACGTTGATGACGCCGATCTTATCCGCAGCGCCGGGCGTGACGAATGGCTGGCCAGCCTTCCATCAACAGAACAGGCAAAAGCGAAATTGTCAGGTCGCCAGCCTCCAATCGAGTTTGCCAAGCAGGCATGGGTAGATGACGTCTATAACACGCAGGACCGCTCGCAGTATGTGAATCTCGACGGATCACCGATGAGTGATATCGAATACCGTCAGGCGCTGGAAGCCATTTACGAAACGAAGGCCACCGACGGGGCGAATAAACTCGATCCCGGCGCGTTCATGGGAACGGGCGGTATTAAAAATCGCGGCTCGCAGAGCAGGGTAATGGCGTTCAAAGACGCACAGTCACACTTCGCCTACATGGAGCGTTACACTGAACAGCCAGTTGTCGGCGTCATGATGTCGCACCTTCAATCTTCTTCACGCGACCTTGGCACGGTGAAGGCATTCGGGCCGGACGCGGCCAATAATTTCAAACTGGTCAGCGACAAAATTTATCAGCGCGCAGTCACCGGCGGCAAAGATGTCGGCAAAATGAATGGCGAGCGCGCCATGGTTGAGCGCATGTTCAATTCCATGGCCGGGCTTAACGGGGTTCAGGAATCCAGCGTCTTCACTTCGGCAGTTGGCGGCCTGCGTAACCTGATGACCAGCGCCATGCTTGGCACCAGCGTACTGACTGCGACGAGTGACCAGGCAATTATGCGCGCTAATGCGCAGGCTTTAGGCTTTGATCGCAATGGCATGCGCCTGTCTGCTAACACAATCAAGAACCTGTTCAGCGGTGACGCGAGGCGAGCCAATGCTGAACTTGGCCTGCTGGTGGACTCTCACGCCGCCGTTGTATCGAAGATGGGCGGCTTTGACCTGTCGCGCGGCATCACTGGTTGGTTTGCCGAGAAGACGCTGAAATGGTCAGGGCTGATTGCTATGGACCGCGCAAACAAGGCGTCATTCGGCCTGCTGATGTATAAAAATATCGGTGAACTGACCCGCAAATATAAAACGCTGGATGAGGTAAAAGGCTCAGATAAAACCATTCTCGCCAGCAAGGGCTGGAGTAATGAAGACTGGGCCATCATGGCGGCAGCGGAACCGCGACCAATGACCACCGCCGGGCATATGGGGATGACTCCGGACGCTATCTACGCGGTGCCGGATGAAGCAATCCACAGCATCATGGCCGACCGTATCACGCAGGTTCGCGCCGGGAGTGATACCGCGCTAGCGGCACTGGGTGATATCCCACAGGAACGACGCACCAGGTTGAAAGAGGCCTTTGATGCTGAGGCTGAGCAGACAGTTACACGCATGGTCCGTAATGCCAGGGCTGAGGCCGCGCAGAAACTGCTGGGTATTACGCATGGCGAGATGACGAGCGCCATCACAACCGCTACTGGTCTGGACACGTATGCCCGAGATGATGCCGGGCAGCTGATCAAAAGCTTCATGCTGTTTAAGACGACGCCGTTCGCCGGATTCCGTCAGTTGGTAAACCGCACCCGTGATCTGGACACTGTTCCCGGTATTAAATTCCTGGCGTCATACATTGCGGGCACTACGCTGGCCGGGATGTTCGCCAACCAAATGAACGCGCTTTTAACCGGAAATGACCCGCAGGACATGACCAAGCCAACCACATGGATTCAGGCGCTGCTGAAGGGGGGATCATTCGGTATTTACGGTGACTTCCTCTTTCAGGACCACACTCAATATGGCTCGAGTATCGCGGCCACCATTGGCGGGCCGGTGTTGAGTTTTGCAGAGCAGCTGACGAAACTGCTGATCACAAACCCGCAGAAGGCATTACAGGGGGAGGAAACCTCCTTCGGTGCTGACGCATTGAAGACAGCTCGCATGATTACTCCGTTTGCAAACCTTTGGTATGCAAAAGCGGTGACCAATCACCTGATCCTTCAGCAGCTTCAGGAGATGGCGAACCCTGGTTACAACGACAGGGTGAGAGATAGGGCGCAGCGGGAATTTAACACAACAAGCTGGTGGGAACCCGGTGAAACCTCGCCGCGCAGAGCGCCAGATTTAAGCAAGGCGGTGGGTCAGTAATGGATATATTACAGAGCATTGGCTTAATGCTTTTTTGGTTTGCCGTGGTTGTTGTATCAGGCACGGCTTACCTGTGGCTTATCATCTATGCGATACGAAAAGGCTGGCTTGGTGAAGTGTCATCGAAGGTTGTTTATTTCGCGACATTCGTTATTCTGGCTGCAATCGTGTTTAAGCTTCCATTGCTGTGACATGTCACAAGGCCGCGTAAGCGGCCTGTTGTTTATGATATTTCCTGCTTCAACTTTTCAACGCAGTAATCGAGATGCGACTGCAGGTCCTTCATGGATATCTGCGAGCTGGTGACATAGTTCACCAGTGCCGCAAGCTCAGCCATTGGGCCATCAACGTTAAAGCCATCGCCATCAAGCTGTCTTAACAACGTCATCAGGTGTGACTCTTCAACCAGGGATCGGACGCCTCCCGGCGTGTGTATTCGTTCGGCAAATCCTTTTTCCAGCGGGTGATGATACTGACGTTGCATCTCAGGTTCTCCATGCAATTACTGTATATATTAACAGTATCAGATGAAGCAATTCTTATCCAGCACGTAATGCAAATTACCTACAAGGTAATAAGTTTGCAGTTTGTTATTCAATCAATTCATATAAGGTTTGTCAGGTAATAAACTGTCCAGATGATGCACGCGCGCCGGGCGCTGCTTTACTGGAGACAGGCCATGACGGTATCAACCGTAGTTGACCATAACGATTACACCGGGAACGGCGTTACGACATCTTTCCCGTATACCTTCCGCATATTCAAGAAAACAGATCTGGCAGTATCGGTTGTCGACCTTGACGAAAACATAACTGTTCTGGTGCTGGACACGGACTACACCGTGACGAATGCCGGCGGCTATAACGGCGGTAACGTGGTTCTCACCACGCCGCTGGCTAATGGCTGGCAGATCTCTATTGCGCGCGAGCTGGAGCCAACCCAGGAAACCGACCTGAGAAACCAGGGCAAGTTCTTCGCTGAGGTTCATGAGGACGCTTTCGATAAGCTGACGATGCTGATCCAGCAGGTAGGCAGCATGTTCCGCCTGGCGCTGCGTAAGCCTTCCAGTATCGCGAACTGGTACGACGCGCTGAACAACTACATTCGCAATTTGCGCGACCCACGAGACCCTCAGGATGCGGCTACCAAGAACTATGTCGACACGCTGGCGAGCGGGAACTTTAATCGCACGTTGCGCACTCCTGAAAACATTCCTTCATTACCAGGCGCATCTGTCCGGGCTAACAAAATTGTTGCGTTCGATAACTCAGGAAATCCTGTCGTTACTTTGCCTCCGTCGGGCTCAGCCTCTGACGTTCTGATTGAACTGGCAAAACCCACAGGGGCTGATCTTGTTGGCGTAACAGGAGGCGGAACTGTTCAGGACCAGATTGATGATCTTCATAGCGGAGACTTTACCCTTGGCTATAGGGCCATGACAGTTAAAGACCGCCTTGACGTAATGCTTACTACATCTTCCATGGGTGCAGTCGGAAATGGAGTTGCTGACGATACATTAGCCATTCAGACAGCCATCGATACGCTTGCGGCTATGACTAAAAGGGGGACGCTATATATAGACGGTCGCAGCAAAGTATCAACTTTAACCATACCAGCATCACTGAGCCTGCAGATGATTGGGAATAACCATGCTGGAGTAAGTTACAACCGTTCCGCAATAATCGGGAGCAGTACAACAGTAGCAGTGATAAACTGCTTGGGGTCTGCATGTGGTTTTAAAGATATTCAATTTGTTGGGGCTAGCAATGACGCTGCTGGCGGAGGCGACACAACACAAACAGCCATCCTTTTTAATCCTGGATCAACTAACAGCTATAATATTGATGGGCATGTGTCAGGTTGTGGATTTGTATTCTTTAATAAAATCTTCGACTTAAGAGGAAGGAATCTTAAATTAGCAAACTGCATATTCTCCAATAGCGCTTATACTGTATGGATAGGTACCACTGGTATTCCAGACTTCAGGGGGCTTGATGTTCAGCATTGCCGTTTCCATTATGCTTCAGCATCTGCTGGAAACGAAACAACACCAAATGCAGCATGCGCTATCTATGTTGCGCCAAACACTAATTTTTTCAGCATCAACATAACAAACAACTTCTGTGATGGGTGTAAATGGTTCTTCGTTGGCGCAGCGCCTTGGGGTATTATAAATAACAATCACCTTAATGCGCAGCAAACAGGTGCGATATATCATTACAATACCGGTTCAACTTTAGGTTCAATATTTCAAAAAACATCTGTGTGTCATAACACCTTTACATTCACCAACTCTTCGCTTGGAGCAACTGATGCGATTTATCTAGTTGCTGGTTGGGGTGTAGATGTTTGTAACAACACGATTAACAACGCGCATCGAAGGGCAATAAATAATGCAACAGCAAACTCAAGGATTAATAATAACATAATTTCTAACCCTGGCTTTGTGACAGGCGGGTATCCTGCAATTGAAACCACAGGGACAAACACATCGGTTCTTGATAATACTCTAATATATCTTGCTCAGGGTTCAGGAGTTCCATCTGTAGGAATTAAGATTGGTAACTTTACCATGGTTGATGGTAATAGATTTCTTGGTGGTTTTAGCGGCATTGAATGGGATACATCAACCAGAGGTAATACGCTTGTTTATGGCCGCATGGATATATCATCACTTCCATCAGTAGAGTGGGGAACTGCCGCACCAACGTCAGGAAGGTACCTGCAGGGATCGATATTGTATAACACAAACGTGCTTGCAGGCGGGACGCTTGGATGGGTATGTGTGGTATCAGGAACCCCAGGGACATGGAAAGGGTTTGGCGGTGTGGCTGCTTAAAAAAAAGGGCCGTTAGGCCCTTTTGCTTTTATAGGCGTTAATTAATACTCGCAACCTTGATATGAAAAATTCTACATTTTCAACATATCTGGCTAGCCAAGAAGCAAGCAACACTGAAGAAATAAAAGAAATAACAACGGCATATAGTGTGTCTATTTTAAAGGCTAAAGAAATCGTGTAAATGCACATGACAACAGGAAAATGTGTTATGTAAAGTGTATAAGAATACTTTGCAGAAGAAGGTAATATTCTAAGTCTAATATTCTTTACAATAAAGAGATTCCATATCATTACTGCAAAAAAAAGGCCTGATGCAACGTTGAATTTATTTAGATTCTGAGATGAGTACTCAGTCAAAAGATAGTATGTGCAATTAAAAAGATAGATGCATGATAATAATGTAAGTAAAAGTCGAGTTATGGTGTTTATTTTTAAAACCCCATCATGCATTAGACAGCAAATTGAACCTGCAATCCAAACGATTGAGAACATAAAAAAAGGTCCGTTTAATCTATAGCCTATGTAAGCGACGGCTATGGATAAAATGACATTCTTTGCCTTTCCAGAAAATGCCAACCCAGCTACTACGTAATACCACACCTCAATTGAAAGACTCCAGAGAGGGGCATTTGATGAAGGATAAACACCTAAATTGATGAAAGTAGCTCCAATGTTACCATGAATTATATCTTTAAAATTACCAAGAAAGCCATTTAGAAACATAAAGGAGGGTAGGTATGAAAGAGCAAAATCAGAGAATGAATATTGTTTAGGGATGCCTTTAAGGTCTGACATTGGCATTCCAGATATGTGTAAAAATATCACAATAACAGCAACAAGAACAAACGATGCGATTAATGGTGGATAAATCCTTGCAAACCTCTTAACAAAGAAATCATTTAAATCTAAGTTGCCGTTTTTAGATATATTGCCTGTGATAGACTTAGTTATCAGAAAGCCACTCATTACAAAGAAAAGCATTACGCTTGACTGAGAAACCATTGCTACATATTTATGGTATTCAGGATTGGTTGGCAGAAAGAAGAACTGCACGCAGTGACTTGCCACGACCAGTAGCGCCGAAACTCCCCTCAAAGAGTCAAAAGAAACGGATTGATTTCCCGTTAACCTCTGGTAATTAACAGCTTTCATCAAGTATCCACGATAGCAAAAAATTTATAATGCTAAAGATTATCACCTTTAAGGTAATTTCGATAGGAGTAGTCCGAGGTTTTTTAATCCATATATGGTTTATTGTGTATGATGAGAGCACCAACAAAGGGGGTTCTTTATGCACATTAAACGGTGGTCACTATGTCTGCGTCGTTAACTGCTGGCACTGTAAATCAGGGGCTTAGCTTTAGCGCACTGGCGGCTGTTCTGGCCGGAACTCCTCCGGAGGTAGCAATAGGCTCCCTGATGGGTGCGGTGATTTTTGTTACCTTTGCGAGCGAATATCCTATCCGGCGCCGCCTGATCCTTGCGATGGTCAGTTTCGTTCTCGGCCTTCTGTTCTACAAGCCAACCTCGTCAATCCTCATCGGTGTTGCCAGCATGATCCCTACCATCACGAAAGACTCGTTCGAGAAAGGGATTGTCTGGTCTGCCGGGGCGTTCGTATCATCCATCGTATCGGTAGGCGTAGGTATCTGGCTTTATCACCGTTCAGGCAATCCACGAGAGTTTATTCCGGGGAGTAAAAACGATGACAAGTCATGACCTGCTTCTGCTAATTGCCAACGTGGCTATATGCGCTGGAATAGCAATCAGAGTGATGTCGTTCAATAGAAATGGTGCCCAGCACCGACGATGGGGAGGTGTGCTGGCGTACCTCCTGATCGTTGCCTCTGCCAGCATTCCTATCCGCGCTCTTTACGCCCTTCTTTATCACTACCCTATGACCGCTGATTTATCAGAGGTAATCATCAATGCAGTGATGCTGGCCGCAGTATTGAAGACCCGCGGCAACGTCGTGCAAATCTTCAAAATATCGAGGTCACAACATGGACATTAATCAGTTCCGGCGAGCATCTGGTATCAGTCAGGAACTGGCTGCACGATGGCTGCCACACATCACCTCAGCTATGCAGGAGTTCGGCATAACAAAACCAGAAGACCAGGCAATGTTCATCGCACAGGCCGGACATGAAAGCACCGGGTTCACCCGTGTGATTGAGAGTTTCAACTACAGCGTGACCGGGCTGTCTGATTTTGTTCGTGCCGGGCGGATTACCCAAGGCCAGGCCAATGCACTGGGCCGTAAGCCGTATGAGAAGTCACTGCCGCTCGAGCGCCAGCGCGCTATCGCCAATCTGGTGTACAGCAAACGCATGGGGAACAACGGGCCGTCAGACGGCTGGAATTATCGCGGGCGGGGGCTCATCCAGGTAACTGGCCTGACGAATTACCGTGACTGTGGTAATGGCCTGAAGGTTGACCTGGTGGCGCAGCCTGATGTGCTGGCGCAGGATGAGTATGCGGCCAGAAGCGCGGCGTGGTTCTTCGCCACCAAAGGCTGCATGAAGTACACCGGCGACCTGGTGCGCGTCACGCAGATCATCAATGGTGGGCAGAACGGCATTGATGACCGGCGCGCGCGGTACGCGACTGCCAGGAAAGCGCTTTTATGATTAGGCCATTGGATAACTGGCGTGCATCAAGAGCGTTAAGCGACTGGTATGTTTTTCCAGAACTTCGCTTTCTTAGGCGTTCTCTACTGGCGAGAAAATGCTGGGCCTTGATTAAACATGACCGGGTTCTTTCAGAACGTGAAAAGGCAAATCTATGATCTGGCTATTCGTGAAAGCGTACTGGAAACAGTTGCTTATTGTCGTGATGCTTGCTGTTCTGGTCATCGGCGGAGTGGTTGCCTGGAATGTTCACGGCAGCCGCCAATACGACTTCGGGTATGCACAGGCGCAGACAGATCAGAAACAGGCCGACGCAAAATTGCGTTCGCTGGAAGAACAGGAGAAAGCCACCAATGAACGCGAATCTCAACAGCGGATTGACCAGGCACGCAATGATGCTCTTGCTGCTGCCGATCGTGCTGGCCGGTTGCAGCAGCAGCTCGTTGCCATCGACAAACAGCTCAGGCAATATAACGCCACTGTCGGCGCTGGGTCGCCAGCCGGAGACACCGGCATTCTGCTTGCCAACGTGCTCAGCCAATCTCTCGAAAGAAACCGAGTCCTGGCAGAATACGCTGACCGGGCAGCCGAAGCCGGAAGGGTCTGTGAACGCCAGTACGACTCCCTGACGAAACGGGGCACAGTTTCCCGGTGA